CTTACGACCCAACCAGTCGAGCAAATTATCATGTACGGCTTGGCTCCGGATAGCTTCGTAATTAACAATGATGAGAGGCGGCCTTTCATATCGTTTTCTGATAAATACGTCGTTATATGGTGAACCGCTCTCGAAGATGTAAGCATCAATATCCAGTTGGTGTTTATTGACCTCTTCGATCCACCCCGATTTGAAGGTGTTTGGGCAAACCGCAACCATTCGCGTCGTTCCATCCTTGACCCCTTCCAGAAATTCGGTGAGCGCCGTGAGCGTCTTTCCAAGGCCCATCTCCATGAAGTAGCCGAATCCATCGCGGCCCTTGGAGGCTTCGAGCGCGGCGACCTGGACAGGATCAAGCTTGCTCATTGCTATTTCCCTGTGGCAATACCACATAACTGTGCCATGCTCGTATTTTATGTCGTCTCGCAGCCATCAGCACCAATGGTTCGATATGACTAAGCCACCAGACAAGTTCGGGAGGTCCCGGCGGTTCAGGGAATTCTGGGAGCCAGGCTTCCTTATCGGTTGGAAATAGCCTATCCATTAGTTCTTCCCATCGTGCTTTCAAGCGCCTCGCGTAGCTGAGCATTTTCGGCGAGGAGGGAGGAGAGATGCATAGCCGCGCGCTCCATGAGGCTGGCGTATGGAACTAGATTTCCGCTAGCATCCGCCATGCATGATGCGCCGTTCAATTCGGCCTCAGTCTGCCAAGCAGATCCTGGAGAAAAATCGTCATTCATATTCATCACCGCTCTCTGCGTATCACCGATTTCGTTCTGCGATCTCATTGCCGACTCTATGTCTCGCTTGACTAGACTAATGGCTCTGATAAGCATTCCTAGCGATTGGCCCAATGTAAGAGCTGTGTCGTCCTCAAGATCGCCTTCCAAATGTCCGCGCATTTTTGATAATTCCAATAAGGCGGTTTCGCATGAAACTAAAACTGCTTGCGCGTCCATCATTCCCTCCCGTCGATCACCCCTATTTCGATTAGCCAAGTCTTGATTTTCCTTCTATCGACGGTATCGGGCAGGTTCGCCACCCATTGGCACGGGAAGCAACGTTCACGAACCTCGCCGAGAGCATCGTAAACTGGAACGCCGCAATCTATGCAGATGAAAGTAGGCTCGCCCATCATTCCCTCCCGTCGATCGCCATTGCACACAAAATGAGCGCCATATTCGCTACGTCGGCAGCTTCGAGGATTATCTCCACGGTGTTCTTGCCCATCTCTATGGCATTAGCGAGTTCGGTTACCTCTTCTCGAAGGTGGTTCATATATTCGTTGGTGCGCCCATGTTCCCACTTTCCCTTATGAGCGTTCTTGCGAAGCTTGTAGATCATCGCGTCGAACATACGCCTCATGTCATGCTCATAAGCCCGTAACTCCGGAGGAATCCTGATCGTTAACTTGCTCCACTCCAGCCCCATGCCCGAAGATAAACTTGTAATTGGTCCCGAGGACATTCCTTACCTCTCTGTGCTGTTCATAAAATTCTAGCTGCTTTCTCCATCCGAGATAGTTCATAAAATTTAAGAATACATGCGTCGGGTCATTCGCCGTCACTGAATCTGTAAATTGATTCCAGCTGAACGTAGCGACACGGCGTTCCCGTTTGGTGACCGTCGTCAATTCGGCAGGAACACCTATATCTCCCCACGCTATTTCTCGCTGATCCACATACCAATTGCCACTACTGAACCCATCCGCGTTCCCGACTCGAATTGGGTAGGTTCGGAAGCATAGATAGCCCCTTTTGTAATGTACCGATGGGATGCGGGCATCCGCCATTCCCTGCATGAACGTACATTCGCGGCTAGTTACATATGGATAGAACTTGGCTTCATTCAACCCAAGCGAGAATCCCTGTGATATTTCCATAAAGTACGGATAGTATTCCAAGTCTGTTATGTGTTCGTAATAAGGAAACATACGATGAGAATGATTATAATAGATAGCAGATGGGTCGCGGCGAACTTTTCGAGAGATTGCTGCGCCGGTTCCGGAGCGTGTTCCAGCAATAGCGAATATGCTGCCAGAGGCATCAAGTTCCTCCACCTTATCCTTTTCAAGGACTACTGCCGCGCACGGGTGAATATACACTGGAATGTCCGGAAACATTCGGTGTTCCGCGACCAGCACTTCGGCATCGATAATCGATCCCGCTGAGAAGTACACCGGACATGTTCGGCCCAGCAGAGCCACGTGAACTGCGAAAGTGGGCAGCTGCTTAAGGACGATCTTATCGCCCTCGAAGTAACTAGTGTGCCCACTATTCGGCCCAGCGCTTGTTATGCAGCCATTGAATGAAATATTCTCTTCAATGGCGCGCTTGGCGAGCCATGAGGCTAGTAGCCCCTTGCCCTCGGAACCGTATTGACCTCCCGCCATTACGTGGAGGCCAATATCGCTGAATAAGCTACTCATTGGTCAGTAGTTCCTTCAACTTCTCGATAGCCTGTTGGCGTTCATCGAGCGGTGGCGTAATTACCCTACGGAACACCGCGTGAGTCGATTCGCACCGCTGAGGCCAAGGGTAGTTCCAGGTGTGGAATCTATGACACGCGTTCGCTGGAATCGGGGTTAATAATGTCAGTAACACGAGGCCGGAGCCTGCCCGCAATAGTCCGAATGCTGTCATCGCGTGGTTCCTCCCTGACTGGTTCTGTGTGTCCCTGCTTCACCGGTTCCTGCTTGGGAAGGCTTATCATTCCAGCAAGCGCGGTGTAACCAGCATCGTCGACGAAATTCTCCCGATTCGGCTCCGTCGCGTAGACGAACCGGGCTTTTTTTAGGAGCGACATCATTTGCATAACATCAGCTGCGTCGATTTGCAACCGCGTGGTCTGGTTCCGATGCCTCGCATAGTTTGAGTGTCGGAGATAAACTTCCCAGAATTGGGCGACCATCGAATATGAGTTGTCAACGTCGCCGTGAATATCCCTGTTCCCTCCCACATTACTCTCCGCCTCTTTCAAGATATCAGTCGCTGTCGCGTTTCCCACGTATCCACTCCTCTATGGCTTGTGCATAGTTCGCGTTGTCCGGTTGCCTAAATGCTTTGGTAATGAAGGCTTCACGTCCCCAATTAGCAATATACATTGTTTGGTTGCGCCATCCTACCAGAATTGGTAACGCGTGCCCTCTGGCCTCCATAACGCGGAGGCCCTCCACGTATTGTCGCTCAGATGGGGCGAATTTAAGTCCGTCTGTAACTTTGCCCTCCACGAATAGAGTGTAAGACCCGTGTGGAACTATGATTACGTCCAGAATCCCGACGCCGTATCCATCCTCGATTCGACGAGCATACCAACCCCTGGCCTTGCATTGCTTCACAAGCTCAGTCTTAAGCTGGCTCTCTTCACTCAATGCTTACACACCGTCGGTTCGCCATCGATCACGTTAAGCATATTCATCAGCATTTCGCGGCTCATTACTGTTGTTGCAATTGGCTCATTATCATCGCTCATTAGGAGGACATGAAGATGCTCGCATGCATCGCATTTATAATAATGCATCCAATTAGATTTAGGAGCGTCGTTCGGATCTTTGTTCATATGAACCTATTTTTCTTGCACCACCAAGTTGGCGCACTGAATATAGTGTTGCCCTCTGGATCAACATCTCGCACTATATTCCCTATTGATTTAGGCAGCCAAGCTTGATTCCCCGACATATTATCGATCACCAGCCACGCCTTGCCTGTTGAATGCTCCACTTTGCACTCGATTTCTTGCATCTCATCGCCGGTTGACTCTGCCATCCTATCCTCCATTATAACACGGCGCGTGCACGCCGTCAAGTCCCGTTTATCCGTACGAAGCTTCTGCCCAATTAGTTCCGGTGCCTATCTCATAGGGGATCGGAATCCCTAAGTTGAATTCATTGGGAACGTTCTCGCAAATACGCACCAATTCGCCAGTGTCGTGTCCAATTTCGCGCTGCCATATCAATGAATCGTGGATAGTCATTAGCAGCTGGACCTGTGGATTCGCCTCTTCGTACTCGCAAGCACGCAGCAGAGTCGTCTTCATTAGATCACCGCCGGAATTTTGTATGATTCGGCTCACCGCGCGATAGGCATATTCAGGGTCGTCTAACCGAGCTTTCCTGCCGGTAATCGACATGACGTACTTGCTCGATAGGAATACTCCCGTAGCTTTCTTCTGGAACTTGCGAATAGCTGGGAACTGTTGTTTCAGGAATGCGCCGTGATAATCGAGTGCTCGATTGTAATCCCAACCCATGTGTCCCGCTAAGGCTTTCGCCGACATGCCAGTTAGGATTCCCATGGCCATTCGTTTAGCGATATCTCTGTGCAATCCCAGACCAGCGGAAGTGATGTCGTGGATGTCCATAGTTCCGGTACGGTATCCCTCCAATAATCGCTCATCTTCTGAGAAATATGCGAACAATCTAGGTTCCTGCTGCTTGGCATCCCCTTCCTGAATCTCGAAACCGTCATCAGCAATGACGAGTCGTCGGACAATCTTCCCGACTTCTTTATTTCGCTTTGGGAACGCTTGAAGATTCGGCTCAGAACAGCTAAATCTCGCTCCGATCGCACCGTAGTCGTCAGATTTAGATTGATTGAGTACAGGATGAACTCGTCCATTGACATTATGCGTCTCCACAAGCGGCGTCACGAACGAATCTCGAGCCTTCTTTAGTTGGCGGATCGCTATAATTCGCTCGCCTATTTCGTTATTTTTGAGCCATCCCTCGGTGAATGATACGGCTCCGTTATCGGTGCGCGAAAAATCCCCGTCGGTGAATCCCGCACGACGGTATAAGCTTTCAACGTCTTTAGGCGAGTTGGTGTTGAAACCATACGGAAAGGTCGATTGGACAGCCGCGATTTTAGATTCAAGTATTCCTGTTGGTCCACGTAACTCCTCCCCATACTTACTGTCTACTCTCATCCCGCGTCGATGAATGCGAGCTACTCGATGGATTAGTCTGCATTCAAGCTCCCATGGAACACGT